AAATTTCTGATCTGGCGCCCATATCATTCCAGACTCGAAAAGAGGTGCAACGGCGTTTACCCTTGCATGTTTATCATTTCCTTTTGAGGGTGTAAAGTTAATAACTGGGATGTTCATCTGCCTCAACTCGTAGGTCAGAGGTAGTCCTGATGCTTTGGCCTCGACAATAACAGACTCAGGTTTCCAATAATCATACTGCTGTAAGGCTAATCGTCTAAGTTCTGGAAACTCGTATCTGCCTTTAATAGCATCTAATAATAGTAAATTAGCTGGACTATCCTCGTTTGGATAAAAAATACCCCACGTTGTAATGGCTGAATAATCCGCAGTTTCTTTTTTTAAGAACGCTGTGTCGTAAGATTGTATGACGTGATGTAGAGGTGGTATATCTTCTTTGTCGTACACGTTCCACCATTCACGTTTCAAGATCGCACCTTCCTCGGACGTTGGTTGTTGCATCCATTGTGCGTTCCATTTGCCCACGGGCAACGAAGCTTTGACCTTTTCCAATTCTTCTAGGTTCCAATACTCTGGCCACACTGGTCCGTGGTCCATGATTGCCGGAAACTCGACCACGTGCCACTGATCAGACTTAGGTTCCTTTTGATTAGATACTAACTTAGCTGTTAGATCTTTGGTTGACCATCGTGTCATTACTAAAATAATTTTACCGCCTGGTTGCAAACGTTGACGTGGTCCTGAAGTATACCATTCGTATGCGGACTCTAATGCTGTAGGGGACAATGCATCTTGTTCAGAGTGTGGATCGTCAATGATCAATAGATCCGCGCCCCGTCCTGTAATAGCTCCACCTACACCAGCAGCAAAGTATTCTCCGCCTTGTGCCGTTTCCCAACGACCTGCAGCTTTCGAGTCTTCTTGTAAAGTTGTTTTAAAAATTTTTTTATAATCTTCTGAGTCGATAAGATGTTTTGCCTTTCTACCAAACCGCACGGCTAGTTCTCCTGTGTGCGTTGCTTGAATGATCTTGAGTTTCGGTTCACGGCCCACCATCCACGCAGGTAGTAAGAAAGATGCAAATTCAGATTTAGTATGCCTTGGTGGCATATTCACAATCAAACGAGTTATTTCACCCGTAGCTAATTTATTAAATTTATCTGCGATGTGCCTGTGATGGGACCCCTCTACAAAATCTGGCCACATGCATTTTACAAAAGATAGAAAATCACTTTTAGCTTTGTTCTGTATCTTTTTTTCAGCATGGAGTAGTCGTAGTCTTTTAAAGGTCTTACGTACATCTGCAGGTAATTTTTCTATATTTACCTTATTTAAATCCATGGTACCAAAATGTTTTTAACAGGGTTGTCTGTCTAAATCAAAGCATAAATACGAAAGTAGTGGGACCCCTTTTTGCAAATTTAGGGGGTGGGGGTGCGATACAACCTATAATTGAGATCTGTTTGGGACCCCGAGGCGCGAAGCGCCGAGGTAAGAGAGAGGCGCCCCGCAGGGGCGCCTCAACCTGTGATTGTTTAGTCTAGTAATGTCATATATGCTTTAGGATTCATCTTACTAAACTTAGTTAAACCCTGTTGCATTAAATCGTACTGACCCATTTCCTCACACTTCTTAACCATTGTGTAAACTATATATTCATCTCTAGTTAACATTTCTGATTGACCTGAGTATGGGTTCGTTGCTTTTATTTTATCTGTTTTTGTTTCCATGTTCCTAGATTATCCTACATTGTTACTCGTGTCAATCTTTTTTATTGTGTGATCGTAGTAAGTATGACCCCAACTAGTTGTATGTTTTTCTTTTGTAGGGTCCTCGATACGTGTTTCGAGAGGCTCGGTCATTGGCGCAATCCTAATGATTTGCTGTACATATTTATTTGCAAAGTCATTGTAACAACCATTGCTACAGAAATAATTATAGAAGTTATCTGGTCTGTACCATGCTCGGTCTGTATGTTGCTTTACCTTTCTAGTTCTTAAAACTTTAGAACCTTTCGACCCTCGTACCCTATCTGTTGTAACATAGGTATGACAACTCGGACCATGGCACCAAACGTGCGAACTCATGTTCGCACCTTAGCCTCGCCAGTTGCCATTCGCCAACCGTCATTGTCTAAATCCCAATACACTAAACATGGCAAACCATTTTTAGATGTAAAAGATTTTCCTTTCGTTCCGTCAGGTTTATCATACTGACCTTTTCTAGTGATAAACTTTGCGTGTTTTTTTGCGTAGTAAGTTATGTAAAACATTTCGTCCTTTCTGTTGTTTATAGGACTATCCTATAACAGATAGCCCTATATGTCAATCTTTAATTTAAAGATTGTTCGTATTGTTTTCTCAACGCGATTTTCTGTTCTCGCGTTTGCGTTTGGTTTTTCATACCTTTAATCAAGTTGGCAAGGTTGCTAGGATTATAGATTGTAAGACCAGTAGAGTTAGTTCTAACTAATTCTGCCTCATCTAATTTTATTCCAAGTTCCGTTGCTAACTCAATCCCCTCACTTAAATATCTGTATGCTTTCAAACCGATTTTTAATTGGTCAGTTTGTTTGCTGATACTATCAATCCAAGTTTGGTGTTTGGAAACAACATTGGCTTTTGCCATTCGCCATTGTTCAAACCTTTGATATTCTTCTTTGGTACAAGCTATGGCACGACTTCTACAATGACTTGTTCCAATGACATCAAGTTCAAATTGTTTATTAAACTTGTCGGTCATACCAATACTACTATCGCCAGAATAACCACTATGACCTTTACCCAAAAACTTATTGTTCGCCTCTACGTGCTTGGTCTTATGTGGATTATCGTCTTTGCCATTTTGCTGTGCGATTATATCAGGGTTCAAACCTTTATCTTTAAGTTCTTCCCTATAATATGCGTGTGCAAAGTGCATACTATCCTCGCCACTACTATACATTTCTCTACCATTTAGATTTCCAAATAAACCAAAGTCAAAGTGAGATTGCGTTTCTTTTTTCTCGCCATCTTCATCAACATCTTCGGAGTGTGCAAAGTAAAAGCATTTATCTTTTGCAACTACATCACATGGGTCGCCATATTTTTTCTTGAAAGTTCGTAGTGTGGCTACATCTTCTTTTGGATATGACCTTTCAACAACTTGTCTTGCAAGTTCAAAAGCAGTTGTTTGTTTATTCTCAAAGTTTTCTCTCGCCTCTAAAAAACCTTGACGTTCTTGCGTGTCCTCTTTTTCAAAGACATCTTTGATACGATTATACAGCTTGTTTCTGTATTCCGTATTCATTCTTATTTTAGACATTATGTCCTTTCTGTTAGTATTAATAATTATCCTATATTATCCCTTGACAAATTAATTGTCAAGTCTTATATTGAGTTAGGAATACAGTTTGGCAAAGTAGGGCAAGTCCCACGCAACTGTAGTCCTTTCGGGCTCCTGAACATGAGCCTTGATAATAACTGTTCGGTTTAATGTGGATGATAGCTCTGACTTGCGCTGGATCCACCTTGAGCCCTGGTCTCTATTACTGGCCATCCGACGTATACGGTGATGTGTTGGGAAGAGGGACCTGGGGTCAAGTAAGCTGGAGCAAGCTCCGTTAAATAACGCGGCTGGCTTCTTGGCCAAGCTTCAAGCAGCAAGCAGCAAGCTTCAAGCTTGACATGCTCTGAAGGATAATATAGGATGTATTTAGAAAGATGAAAAGAATTAAACACAACGACCTGCTGCCCTGGTTCACGATGGACCATGGCCAGCTGCCGGAGGCGTACCTGAAGAGCACGCAAAAATTTTTTGATGAACTTCAAGCCACAAGCAACAAGCAGCAAGCCACAAGCTCGCCACAATCAAATGCTATGATAGATCCATTACAAAAAATCAGAAAGATTATAATATGAAAACAAGTGAAGCTCTAAAACTAGTCGGAGGCCTGAGCAAGCCTTCAAAGATGCCTGGATGGGCCTATGGTTTACCGGCAAAAGAATGCAAGACTGGCTCTAAGCTGGTGAAGGTTAAGGGCAGCACCTGCGAGGGCTGTTATGCTCTTAAAGGTTGTTACGTTTTTAAAGTAGTACAAGAAGCACAATACAGGCGACTGGCCAGCGTCAAGCATGATCTATGGACCGGGGCCATGGCATTACTCATCAACAGCAAGAAGTCAAAAGTTTTTAGATGGCATGATTCCGGCGACGTCCAGGACGAAGCGCATCTCATTAAGATCTTTGCCGTGTGTAAGCTCACACCAGGGACCCGGCACTGGTTGCCGACCCGTGAAGCATGGATCAAGCACTTCCTGCCGCTGGCACCTGCTAATCTGGTTATAAGATTCAGCGCGCCGATGGTGGACCAGGACGCCCCGAGCTCATGGCCTAACACTAGCACCGTGGTAACATCTGGGGCCACATGTCCAGCTCCAACTCAAGACAATGAATGCAAAGACTGTAGGGCCTGTTGGGATCCTGAAGTTAAGAATGTAGCATATGGCCAGCACTAAGCGCTCGGCCATGGGCCATAATTTTTATGTCGACGTCACTGGCCTAAAGTCTCAAGCTTCAAGCAACAAGCATCAAGCTCCGAGGCACAAGCTTCAAGCGTCAAGCCACAAGCAACAAGC